GTGAGCAGAAGCACAGCAGTAGGAGCAAGCGCAGACGGACAACAATTCCTGATGGACGCATTCTTTAACCTGAAAGCAGCACGACTCCTGCCAATGTATAGCGTACCGGGTCTAATCGACCACTTCTGATCATGGGACTATTCAGCGGAATCGGTAGCTTATTCGGACCAGTAGGAAGCATCCTAGGAGGAATAGGAGACGACCTACTCGGAAGGGATGACGCGGAAAACGCAAATCAAACCGCGTATGCACAACAACGGCAACTCCGTCAAACAGCATACCAAGACACCACAGCAGACCTGAAAGCAGCAGGTCTCAATCCAATGTTAGCCTATAGCAATGGAGCAACAAGCGCAGCAGCAGGACCACCCGTATTAAACAAGGGACTGCAAAGCTCGCAGCAGAATTCGGCACAATCCACCATTGCCAACGTGAACGCCGATACGGTAAACAAACAAGCACAAACCGACCAAATAAAGGCACAGACAAAGCTCATCGAGGCTCAAACTGGAAACACTACAACCAGCACAGGCAAGATGACACAAGAAACGGAAAATCTAAAACAACAAATGGACAAAACCCGCGAAGAAATTCAACTTCTAATCAAGGAAAATTGGAACGCTACAGAACGCGGGAACCTGCTTAGAGCACAAACCGCACTAGCAGACATAGACAAAAGATTGCGCGGAGATCAAATAACACAAGTCCAGGCAGAAACCGAATACAAACGGGCGCTATCAACACTTGCAGGGACTGAAATAGCAGGCGCAAAAAATATAGAAGCATTCGAAAAATCACTGGCAGGGGACGCAAGTCCATACGCCAGAGCACTAAACACAATCCTCAACTCAGCAAAAAAGGTGATAGGAAAATGATCGACTTAGAAACAGGCGAAGTAGTAACGCCATTCATCAGAACACCGTATAACTATGATACGGACGACATCAGCAACAAAACAGGACTGGACTGCGGACCAGAAACAAAGACGCAACAACAATTCAAAGACGAAGTAGACATCAATACAATAGTGGAAAGATTCGGCGTGACTGGAGAAACACCGCCTACAATCAACTTCCCAACAGAACAAGACTTCGAAGAAACATTCGACTTCCAGACTGCAATGAATATCACAGTTGCAGCAAGGGAAGAATTCATGAAGATGCCAGCGAAAACGCGTGCAAGATTCGTGAACGACCCACAAAAATTCATGGAATTTATACACGACAACGACAACGCAGAAGAAGCAGTAAAACTCGGACTGGCAATAAAAAGAGAAAAACCGGAGGAACCCAAGCCGGAAAATAAAGAGAAACCAAAAGAGTGACACAGGGGTCACTCGGACCAGTTACATCAAGTAGAAAACTGGTCCTCCTAGGGAAACCCTAGGGAAATATACCCATTTAAAACCGCCTTCGGGCGGTTTTTACATGGGCCTGACGAAAGTCAGTTACGGCGGGTACCCCGCCTACATGGAGCTCCGCCCCATACCCGGGAAGACAGAAAACCTGTCTAACAATAAAAACAAAAACACTGTATAGGTAAAACACTATCAGAACAAACAAACAAATAAAAACAAATAATTGACAAACACAAAAACAATGATATAATAGTCAATGTGGAATAACCCACAAACATCCTAGACAGGACGAACATGATAAACGAACATTACTATTCAGCATACAGCTATCTAATAGCAACAGCTAAACAACAATGGAATAACGCTTACATGAAAAGCCTAATCGAAGGACGATTAATAACCCTACTCTAAAGGAAATGAAAATGGCAACACAGCCAGAAGACAAGCAAACTAAAGACATCTTCGAAGACGAAGAAAAAATGCTCCTATCGGAAGCATTAAAAACCCACGCTGAAAAGGTGGGAAGGAAAGCCAGTGCAGACGCACCGGCAACAATCAAACAACTCTGGCAAGCAGAGTTAATCAAAATCGAACAACTCGCACGAAAGGTACTCGCAAAATGAAACGATCACCAGTAAACAAGCACCAAAGTGCTAAGGCGTTTAATCACAACGCCAAAACAACGAAAGCAGCAAACATCAACAGTGCGCCCATGAGAGGCGGAATTAGGCTGTAAAAAATGCCCTGCTATCACCCAATCACAGGGTACAGGGCAGAAAACGGAAGTGTGGTATTCAGTGAACTACGAAGACACGGGACAACGCAAGAGATCACGGTCAAATGCGGACAGTGCATCGGGTGCAAACTTGAGAACAGCAGAGTGTGGGCTATGCGCGCGGTACACGAAGCCAAACTCTATAAACGAAACTGTTTTATCACACTAACGTATAACGAAGAAAACCTACCGCACAGAAACCAACTCAATTACGAAGACTTTCAAGTCTTCATGAAAAAAGTTAGAAAAAAGTACGGCGAAAACATCCGCTTCTACATGGCGGGAGAATACGGAACACTAAATGGAAGGCCACACTATCATGCAATCCTCTTCAACCACGACTGGGACGATAAACAATACTTTAAACAAACAACCTCAGGAGAAAAAATATACACAAGTAGAAATCTGGAAGCCTGTTGGCCACACGGCCACGTATCGACTGGCGAGGCTACTTTCGAAAGCGCAGCTTATATCGCAAGATACTGCGTCCAAAAAGTCACAGGAGAAGAAGCAGAAGAACACTACAAACGATATGACTACCTAGGCGAATACAGCCTAACACCAGAATTCAACCAAATGAGCAGAAAACCCGGAATCGGGGCAGACTGGCTAAGATTCTACAAAGAGGACGTATTCAAACATGACATCGTCATCATCAACGGAAAGGAAACAAACGTACCAAAATTCTACGACAAACTACTCAAACGCCAAGACCCTGAAAGGTTACAAGACCTCAAGGACGCGCGCGAATGGAATGGCTACCAACAACGCGCAGACAATACACCAGAGCGACTACTGGTAAAAGAAATGGTCACCAAAGCCAAAATTCAACAACTGAAAAGGACTATATGAAACTATTAGTATCACTATACGACCGCGCGACAGAATCATACGCGCCGGTAATGACAGTACACACACGCAACGAAGCAATCCGGAGTTTCCGCCAAGCGGTAAACGATTCACAAACACCAATCCACAACAACCCCACGGACTATGAACTGTACCAAGTAGGAACATTCAACGACCAGACAGGGGAAATCACCGCAATAGCACCCGAACTTATCGGACGTGCAGAAGATTACAAGGAGTAAACCAACATGATGCACAAAAACGCAAGTGTGGACCCGCACAACTTCGCAATGGTGCCACGGGCAGACATCCCACGGAGCAAATTCAACATACAGAGCGCACTAAAGACAACATTTGACGGCGCATGGCTGGTGCCAATCTACGTAGACGAAGTACTGCCGGGCGACGCATTCAACCTGCGAATGACGGCATTCTGTCGACTGGCGACACCTACAACGCCAGTGATGGATAACCTACACATGGATACGTTCTGGTTCTTCGTACCGAACCGCCTGGTATGGTCAAACTGGCAAAAATTCCAAGGCGAACAAACCAACCCGGGCGACAGCATCAGCTATGTAACGCCACAGCAGGTAAGCCCGGCCGGGGGATACCTGAAAAACACGCTCCAAGACTATATGGGACTGCCCACATCAGGGCAAGTAACAGCAGGGTTAACGGTCACGCACAGCGCACTACCACTGAGAGCATATAACCTGATCTGGAACGAATGGTTCAGGGATGAAAACCTTCAAAACAGCGTAACGGTCGACAAAGGCGACGGGCCAGACACAGTATCCAACTACGTAATGAAAAAACGGGGAAAACGACATGATTACTTCACAAGCGCACTGCCGTGGCCACAAAAAGGTGCAAGCGTATCTCTCCCACTGGGCACAACGGCTGAGATCAAGGCTACGGTCACTACTGGAGCTACTTTCGGGGTCAAGGACACGGGTAACGTCCTTAGGGGATTCACAGTCTCTCCAGCTGGAACACTGGGGGTCCTACAAGCTGCAACACCTACAGGAAGTCTCTACGCAGATCTCAGCACTGCTACAGCCGCCACCATCAACCAGCTTAGACAATCTTTCCAAATACAGAAACTATTGGAACGCGATGCACGCGGAGGAACGAGGTATACAGAAATCCTCAAATCTCATTGGGGAGTTACTAGCCCAGACGCACGACTGCAACGCCCGGAATACCTCGGAGGTGGATCGACTCTTGTCAATATCAATCCAATCGCCCAAACGGGACCCACTGGAACTACAGGAGCTAGTACACCACTTGGAAACCTTGCGGCAATGGGAACTGTACTTAAACAAAGTGACGGCTTTAATCAAGCATTTACAGAGCACGGAATCATCATCGGACTCGCAAACGTTCGGGCCGATCTAACGTACCAACAGGGACTGCGACGGATGTGGAGTCGGTCGACACGATACGACTACTACATGCCAGTATTCGCGATGCTAGGCGAACAATCCATCCTAAATAAGGAAATCTACGCAAAAGGCGACGCAAACGACAACTTGGTGTTCGGATATCAAGAACGCTGGGCAGAGTATCGCTATCGCCCAAGCATGATCACCGGACTATTCAGAGGCACAACAACGCCGACACTGGACTTCTGGCATTACGCCCAAAAATTCACAGCATTACCAGTACTGAACGACGCATTCATCACAGACTGTGCACAAGAAGTGGTGAGCAGAACCACAGCAGTAGGAGCAGCAGCAGACGGTCAACAATTCCTAATGGATGCGTTTTTCAACCTAAAAGCCGCACGACTGCTGCCGATGTACAGCGTACCGGGTCTCATCGACCACTTCTAATCATGGGACTATTCAGCGGAATCGGTAGTCTGTTCGGACCAATAGGGGGTATCCTAGGAGGAATAGGGGACGACCTACTGGGACGCGACGACGCGGAAAACGCGAATCAAACAGCGTATGCACAACAGAGACAACTTCGACAAACAGCATACCAAGACACCACACAAGACCTTAAAGCAGCCGGTCTTAATCCAATGCTAGCGTATAGCAACGGAGCCACAAGTGCAGCAGCAGGACCACCAGTATTAAACAAGGGACTGCAAAGCTCACAACAAAACTCGGCGCAATCCACAATAGCAAACGTGAACGCTGATACTGTAAACAAACAAGCACAAACCGACCAAATTAAGGCGCAAACAAAGCTTATCGAGGCTCAGACTGGAAACACCATGACCAGCACTGGCAAGATGACTCAAGAGACAGACAATCTAAAACAGCAAATGGACAAAACCCGCGAAGAAATTCAACTTCTAATTAAAGAAAATTGGAACGCGACGGAACGCGGAAACCTGCTAAGAGCACAAACAGCATTGGCAGACATAGACAAAAGATTGCGCGGAGATCAGATAACGCAAGTACAAGCAGAAACCGAATACAAACGGGCACTGTCAACACTCGCAGGAACTGAAATAGCTGGCGCAAAAAACCTAGAAGCGTTTGAAAAATCACTGGCAGGGGACGCAAGTCCCTACGCCAGAGCACTAAACACAATCCTCAACTCAGCAAAAAAGGTAATAGGAAAATGATTGACTTAGAAACAGGCGAAGTGGTAACGCCATTCATCAGAACACCGTACAACTACGACACAAACCAAGTAAGTGATGCAACAGGAACTGATACAGGAACCGACAGCAAAACTCAACAACAGTTTAAAGATGAAGTAGACATTAATACAATCGTGGAAAGATTCGGAGTAACAGGCGAAATGCCGCCGCCGATCAACTTCCCACAAGTACAGGAATTCGAGG